ATTTTTTAATTTCCAAATCACAATAATGTTTTATCTTTTCTAAATCCTCTATTCCATTTTTATTTAAATACCTACAAACGTATTTCACTACGTTACCTTGGAAGAAAGAAAGATTGTTCTTTGATATAAATTCATAGGGTTGTATGGTAAACGATTTATAGTGAGATCCTCCAATTTGTTTATCTTGTGGAAATGCTTCCTCAAATATTCCTTTATTCGTCATTTGTTCCTCTCATAAATTTTAAATAATCTTCACCAATGGGGTAATGATACTTATAGTCAGTTGAAAGCACATGTAAAGTATCTTTTGCACGCGTTCCACCTGTATACCAAACCTTCTTTTCGTTAGATTTTTCTTGTTTGTTTTTATGTCTAAAACTAGATGGCCAGTTAGCTTTTGAATACAATACAACATGATTCGCTTCATCACCTTTAACTGAATGTATTGTATCTATAATAACCCTTGGTGCTTCATCTAATGCTTTAGTTCCGTATCGTTTAAGTAATCTTAAAAAATAAATAACTTGTCTTGGTGCAAAGTTTCTTTTTAATATCCACCACCATTGTTTATGTTGCATTTCATCAGCCATATCGAGTCCACACCATTCTCTTAAATCATTAAAGTTATATTCTTGATAGTCAGGTACACCTTTCCAAAACTTTGGTGTTCTAAAATCAGAATCTTTAAGTTCTCGAATAAACCTAAACATAACCTCAGCATCTTTCTTGTTAATCTTTTTACCATTACTAATAGTTGTCCAGGATTTAATTGCTTGCCATTGTTTAGTATCAAATGATTTATTGCCTTCATTGTCTGAGAAATAAATACCTGCATCTTTAGCTAATAGTTTCAATTCATTTACAGTTCTATGGACCCGACCTAATAAAAACCAAGTACCTTCTAAATTAAATGGGATCTCTTTAAAATTTAAATATCTTTTAACTGCACTCTTTTTATCTGCAGGATTAAACATCTTATCAATACTATCTAATATTCCTTGACGCATGATCTGTGTAAAATCATGGATTGCTTTGCCGTATCGTCTTGTTTTTTTTAATACAACTTTGCGACCTGGAAAGTAATGAGTAAAGTATTTTGAATCTGCACCATTCCACTGATAGATAGCTTGGTCATCATCACCTGCTAAGTAAACTCTTTTAACATTATCGACCATTTTATAAATGACAGACCATTGTAATGGAGTAAAATCTTGAGCTTCATCTAATATTAATACTTCTAGTTCTGGAAACTCTACTGTATCAATTGCTTTCTCAATCATATCAGTGAAGTCTATAAATGAAACTTCACCACCAGCTTTTTTGTAATGCTCATATGTATCAATCTTTCTTAAAAATACATCTAATGAATCTAATCTATGACTCTCTTGTTTATAAACGAGTGTGGGGTCGAGCATCATGTTTCGTGCTTTATCATAAATACCTAATGACCAATCTTTATATGTAAAGTTATCTTCTGATAATCTTGAGTCAGATCTTTTTACAAATTTATTTTGTAATGCATAATCAATCATACAATGTTTAGTATCAAATATTTCTTCTTCAAAGTATCTTCTGCAGTATGAATGCAAAGTTCTAAAACGACTAAACTGTTTATCACTTATGTGTGGAAACGCTTCAAGAGCTCTTTTGACTGCAGTGTTCACTGCTTTGTTTGTAAAAGATATAAATGCTATCTTTTCTGGATCTACACCTTTTCTAATATATTTTTTAACAACCTTTTCAATAAGTGTCCAAGTCTTACCTGTACCTGGAGGACCAAATATTTTTATAGTCTTATTGTAAAGACTCTTATGCTTTTGGAGTTCTGAATTTTGTATGGTATTCGTCATCCATTTCACTCACTACTTTTGATGTATTTGTTGTTTGCTTAATTGCTTGGTGACTTACAAACTCTGGCATCGCGACATACCAAACATTCTTTTCACCTTCATGGTAATCATGTTTATCACATCTTAATAATCTTAGAGCTTCTGCTACAGATGAGAAAGCTTTATGTGACGAACGCTTTAAGTATCGATCTAATGTAGATCTTTTAAAGTAAATCATATTTGTTTTACTATCTAATACTGTATATCCGTCTTTAAGTTTATCAAAATCATCTTGTTCAATTGTAGATTCAAAGAAATCTTTTAATGTCTGATACTGTTCCTCTTCTAATGTATCTTCATATTTAAGTTGTGTATTCTCTGTTGCAGTCTCAACAATATACTTCATTAACAATTCAAATGGGTCTGGTCCTTTTTTAGGTCTTGGTAATGTTAGCCAGAATATTCTATGCTTAGCTAAACAAGTTCTCCATGACTTTTGATCTTTAAAATCCTCTGGTCTAAATGCAATGTGAGCACCTCTAAAATCACATTCCCAAATAATTCCTTTTGTATCTTGAGTGTAAATAATATTTTCGAATTCATTTTTAATATCAGGTGCTTGAACACCAATACCAAGCTTTCTTAATTTACAAGTTTCTTTATCACAAATCGATGCAACGAAACCATGCTTAGGTGGACAGAAATATTCATAACCTTTTGTATGTACCGATTGAGCAACCATATCGCTTTCAGATCTTTTCAATGGCCCTTTAGGATGATTTGCATAAATACTTTTTTGTCTTTCCCAAGCGATATCCTTTAATTGTTTTACACTCAAACTACCTTCTGCTTTTTTCATTTCAGTCACACAGATATTAAACAACATATTATTTCTTTCACCTGTCCAACCTTCTTGTATTACTTTCTGAACACATGGAGGATATTCTCTCCAATCTGTTTCAGCATTGTATTCAGTAACTTTGGATTTTAAAAATTCTTTTGGATCTATTGATTTCTTTTTAGCCAGTTCAATGAAACCACCTAACATTAAAGGTGTATTGTTATCATCAAATGCATATTCAATTGCAGCATTTGCTTTATGGTATGGCATACCTACTGCTTTGTTTAATGGAAATACTTCTTTAGATAAAAAATATTCTTTGTTAATCTCTTCTAACTTTTTCTTAACTGCAACTTTGTCAGCCCAATCAGTAAAGAAAATAAATAAATGTAAACCACCAGACTTAGACTTAACAGGTACAAGTGGTAGATCAAAATCTCTTATAATATCGACATACTTTTTTTGTGAGTATGCTTTATAATTTGCAGGATCAATATCAATACATGACCACCTCAACTTATCACCGTTCTCTGGACGAATACCAATCAAGACGTGACCCTCAATATGATCTTGCCAAAGTTTTTCGGTAACTGGTTCGTGAACCGTGAGGTAGTCAGCTTTTTTCTTACCCCGTTCATCAGTCTCCCCCGTCAGAGAGACTTTGATGAACTGGGAAGAGTCGCCCTCAAATAAATGAAGTAACTCTTTTTGCATTAGAACGGTGTGGCTTCGCTTGTGACCTCTTTTTTAACTTCTTCTTTACCGAAGTCAACTTTACCAAAGATGTCCGATTTCATCGCACTTTCATAAAACCCTTTTGACGCTTCTAATGTACCCGCCAATTTTGGATCGTCTAGATATCTATCGAATTCGACAACCCAACCATACCAAGAGTTTTGTGAGTTACTTTCTTTGGTAGTTTTTAGTCTATAGGCTGTTGCCCAAGACGGTGGAGTAAAGAAACCTTTTTTACCTTTAAGTTTTCGACTTGCAATCATAGAATTCCAAGTTTTAGATTTCTTCTTTTGAGTAGATTTCATAGTAATCAATGCCGTCTCCACTGGTGCATAATTACTATCTAAGATTTGTACAAAATGATTTCCTGTATCTTCGATATAGTTACCATTTTCTAGTCTATCTTTTCCATCATCACCTCTCATAGTTTTAGACATGACAGACGGATCAGTATGTATACCTACAGGTCTACCTGGACTATCGCCTCTATCTTTCCACTCATTAAAGGTATTGATATATAAACATGGTACAACGATTAAACCATCTTTACCTTTGTAAAGTGATCCTGTTATTTCATTGTAGATGTCACCTTGTTTTGCTGTTTCAATATACTTGCCATCTGATTCGTCAAGTACAGGTGAATTAGCATAAAGGATTTTTAGGATCGGGAGTCTTGTGTCCCTTGCAGTTACGAACTCTTGTCCTTGTCCTGCCATTTCTTCCAGATTAAATTGTGCTGGAACAGATGCTTCTTTTTTTACTGCCACATCTTTAGCAGCTTCTTTTGCTTGTTGCATTGTTACTCCTTCGCTTTTATTTTGGTTCTTGTTGCTACGTAAACACCGAATAAATCGGCAGGAACGTCTTTACCTTTTTCAATTTGTTCTCTAACGAACGCCTTGAGGGTCATCGGTTCCACCTTTTCGGCTTGCTTAACATTATGCCCTTTTTCTCTTAGATCGTCAACTAATTTCTTAGCGGTATCATCTTCACCACGACTAAAAGTTATTGCGACATTGTTCTTGATTAAATCACCGTTTCCAGTTTCTCTTAACCAAGTAAAAGCCTCTTCGGTTCTTGATACAGGTATCCTTGCTGCATAGTATGGTTTAACTTCTACTGAAGAACCATCAGTTAATTTCAACGATGAAATACCTGCTTGTTGCATTAAGTTAGGGATATCCTGTTCAGAAAGTTTCAACTCCGATTCTTTAACCTTTTTCAGTTTGTCTTCTAGATCTGCTACTTCCTTCTGGATGTCCAATAGCTCATTGCATTTCTTAGCTATGTCTGCTGACATGCTTGTGTCGATTGTTATATTTTTCGACAGCGCTTCTAAGTCCATATTGACCTCCTATATTATTTTTAGATCCTTAATTTACTTGATTGACAATGTAAAGAAAAAAATATATTAATGGGACAACTCTAACCAATGAGGTGAATGACGAATGACGAAACAATATGTTTATAAAACCAAACCCTTCGAACATCAACGACAAGCTTTAATTAAAGGTGCAGAAAGAAAAAACTTTGCGTACTTCATGGAAATGGGTACGGGTAAAACCAAAGTTGCAATTGATAACGCGTGT